GCTTCCATATTAGTAATGAAAGTACGTGTAAGAGTTCCATTTTCAAATGCTTCTCTTGCACCAGCTTTACCCATTGATGCTACTAGTCCTTCAATACTAGGTACTGATGGATTATTAGGATCTGTATTAAAGTTTCTCCAGATTTCTGTTACAGGTACTGTACCATCAGCGTTAAGTCCACCTTTGATCATTAAATCTGCTCTAGAAGATACTGAATAATGTACGTGTGCTTCTGCTCCTCCTACAAAGTTGTAGAATTCACGGAAACCAGAACCTGTTTCAATATCAGAGAATCTTTCTCCATACTCACCACGTGCAGAACCTTTTCTAAAGAATTTAGTTCCTTTTGCAAGATACTTGTTATCTAAAGAAGCTGCATTGTTGTTGTTAACCAATTGCACAGTGTAAATAAAACCGTCACCAGCAGGAATAATATCATCCGCAGTGATGTACAGTTCAATACCATTATACTTATCATAAGTAATAATGTCACCATGACCAAAGGTTCTTTTGTTAATTTTAATCTTAAATGTAGTTCCATCTACACCCTTAGTTGAATTTGCAGGCTCAATGTCTGCTACAATATAAGGAAGATCTTGTGCAATAGGAGTTTGCCACTTATACTCACCACGAGCATTATCCACAAGAATTGTATTCTTACCACCAAATGAAGCCATTTGATACAAAGGCATTTCTACCTTTTGGGTCATTGCCCAAAGATCAATTGGTCCCATATCCATAGGCTCAGCAGAACCAAGCATCTGGGTAAGGTGATACGAATCAACATGTGAACTTGCTTTATAGCTTGTATCACGTAGGAAAATCCCATTATTTAAAACTGGAGTTGCCATAATTTGATTGTTTTAATTGTTAATGTTAATATTAATTGTTACTCTATTTATTTAATTACTTAATTAAATTCTTTTAAAAATATTGTTGGCTCTTGGTATTTTTCTTTTAGCTGTTCTTTCTGCCACTGGTTCTGAATCTTTTACACCTAATGATGTAGTTCCACCAGCATTAGCTTGCTCAGTTTTAAGTTTTCTTACCGTTTGCTCTACAGATTTTTGAGCTCCTTGTGCCATGATTTTTGATTTATATCCATCGGGATCTTGCAATAACCATAATGCTTCAGAAATCAAACCGTAGTTTGGTTCAACAAATTGATATTTTTCTAATAAGTGACCTAATAGATTTGTATTTTTTCCACTTACAGATGGATATGATGGTTGTACTAAACCATTATATAACATTGCTTGTGTCTTTTTATCTATCTTTAAATCACCCAATGATCCTTCTTTTAAAGTCTCATATACATTTTTCATATATTGTTGTGATGCTTGTTCTTGTTGTTTCTTCTTAAGCTGCTGCTCTTGAAGTCTTTGTTGTACAACTTTTTCTTGCATCTTATCTAACTTTGGTTTAAACTTAGAAGCCTGTGCTTCTAATTTTCCTAAGTCTTTCCAAATTTCTATTTCTTCAGCAATCTCTTGCTCAGTACCGTATCCTGTTGCAGATAAGTATTCAGTAATAATTCTTTCCTGATCACTTTCTTTTTTAACATCAAGACTTTTGTTTTCTTCAACTTGTGCTAGTGTTGAAAATAAACCTTTAATATCTTGACCACCATCTGCTACATATCGCGCTGCAATTTGTAACTCTTTTGGTAAACTTTCAAAGAACTGTCTAGGAGTTTCTCTTCTAACCTGATTAGCTTTTTCTTCAAGATTAGCTTCAATTAATTCTTCCCAATCTTTAGCAGTATAATCTTCTAAAGGTTTGTCATCATCAAAAGGTACAATTTTATCATCTTTAATAAGCTTATTAAATACATCACTTATTCCAGAAATCTTTTTTCTACCTCTTTTTTCTTGTTTTTCTTCATCTTCATCTTCTGTATCTATAGAATTAATTACATCATCAATATCTATTTCTTCAGATTTTTCAGATTTTACCTCATCTGTTTGTTCTACTTCTTCGTTATTAGTAGATTCTTTTTCTTTTTGTTCTGATTTAGCATTTAAATCATCCTTATCATCAGAATCCGGATCTGCAAATGACATATCAGCTTTCTCTCCTGTTCCAGCAAAAATATTTTTATTGCCTTTTTGTTCGGGTAAAGTAACATCTCCTGCAGTTGGTGCTGCATCAAAGATTTCATCTAAATTAATATCTAAAGTTTCTACTTTACTATCCACAGTTTCAGTTTTATTACTCATAATATTTGTTGGTTTTAATATTAATACTTTCTATACATATATAATATAAGAATAAACTTTAAGAATAAACTTATAATATTTTAAAAAAAATAAAGTTTTTTGCAGTATATAGCTAACAGTTATTTTTTGTCCTTATTTTCTTTTGAACTTTGGACATCATATTTGTTTTTGTTTTCTCTTGCTATATCTAATTTAGTTTGTGCAATGCTTTTTTGTGCAGCAATTTTTTCTCTCTCAACACTCAATCTATTATTCTCCATAGTATTTTTACTAATGTTCTCCTCTCTTTTGAGACTTAATTGGTCTTGATATCTTTGTGATTCTCTAATATCTGCCATAGCATCCTGATAATCAGATTGTTGATTTTGATTTATATCAACCATTGAACCATATCCAGCAGATCTAATTTCAGCAAGCAAGATATTATTTTGTCTATCTTTTTCATTTTCTTGCATTTCAACTTGAAGTTTCATTTGTTCTTCTTGTTGTTTAGCTTCAATTTGTGCTTTCTGCATTTCTTGTTGCTGCTGCATTTCTTGCTGTCTTTCTTTTTCAAGTCTAGTTTGTGAATCTTTAAGTATATCCTGTACTTCAGCAATAGAGTCTGCTTTTACAATATTTCCTAACTCATAAATACTTGCACCTGTAGTGTTATTTGTAAGGGCCATTTGTTTAAGATTTTCTAGTATAGCCCTATGGTTTGTTTTAGTTGTTGCAAAAATATTAAAATCTCTTAATAATAAATCCGTACCATTAATCATGAAATTTACTTTTTCAGCTTCTGAAGAAATATAACTTAATCTAATGCTTGGATTAGTGCTGTAGTAATATTGAGCAAGATCAGTTCTCATTTGATGAACTCTTGGCATTAGCTGATCTGAATGCTGAACAAAATACATTTCTGTTTGAGCATAAGATTGTTGCATTGCTTGGACAACTCCTGTTGCCGTTTGTTGTGAAACTGGTCCACCAAGTCTCTGTGGATTTACACCTATAGCTTCAAAACATTGTTGTTTAAAGTAATTAGCTAAATTAATTCTTGACATCAATCTATTAGTTTGCTCCATGTTTAGAGTTTGATAATGATTGAAATTAGTTGCGTTTTCAGTATTAGTAATGGAAGTATCAAGCGGTAGCATCTGGAAATCCTTCATTGCTACAAATGCTTTAGCATAATTATTTTTACCCCAATCTTCTCCCATAGAATGTCTTGGTAGTGCATTTTGATCAAACATAATTACAGTACCTAATTCATCTATAAGGATATCTGCAATTTGATTGTTAACCATATTATAACCAACTTGGTATGCTTTCATCAAATCAACAAGTGATGTAGATCTAGTGTTTCTATCTGAAAAAACTCTACCTTCTACAGGAAGCTTGCAACCATAAAGTGTATTATTACCTTTAAATTGAAATGGTATTCTCCCAGGTTTAGTTCTATTTATACCAATATAAATAGGGTTAATGTTATCAGCCATTGTTGACCGCCACATAGCGGGTAAATTTGGTCCAATTTTAACACCACCCCATACTTCGTTTATCCATATCCAATCAATATGCTCTCCTTGAAGTAAAGTTTCTTTTGATTTATTTTTAAAGATGGATGTATCATAAACAGCTTTTTCTGTTATTTTATATGTTTCATCAATAATCTCTTGTATTACTGTACCATCCATTTCTATTTTAGTAAGATGCCCAATTTTTCTTTGCGTCTTCCAATAAATAGTAGAAACTCTCATTAGATTTCCTTCATCAAGAGGTTTCATATCTTCAGAATTTTCTAATATCTGAGTAACAATGTCACCACCTACTGCCGGATTATCCCAATAGTTACTTGTATACTGTCTATATGGTAATCCTGGCATATTTGTATTCCATTCATGAGATCTTGTTGCATCATAGTATGATCCATCATTTTGATAACCATTTACTTGATACTGTGCTGATCTTGCTGGATATATTTTATCTAATGACTTTAATTGTTTTTCGTCCATTAAATATCCATATCTATCTATTACATCAGCAACAGTCATAAGATCAATTTTACCAACATAATTAGAATCAGAAATATATCTTTGATCAGGTGACTTTTGGTAAAAAGTAAGAACTGGATTCCATAATTCTACATCATAATCATCTTCTAACATTCTAAAATGCCAAAATTCTCTATCAGAAATTAACATATCTCTAAATGCTCTTTCTTCAAGTTCTTGCATATGAAATCTTTCTTCATCTACTGCAAGTTGATGAGATGCCCACTCTTCTACCATACTTCTATAGTTCTTGCTAAAGAAGTCTTCTATTTCGGGTAAAGTTTTTAAGTTGTCTGGATTAAGCTGTTGCTTAGCTTCTTCAGATGCAGGATCTAATCCCATTTCTACCATCTTCATAACTAAGTTTCTTTCAGCATCTGCAAGTAATGACTCTTCTATTTGCATTCTTTTTTCTTCTAACATTTCATTGTAAGAAGTATCATCAACAGCTCTGAACTGTACTTTAGAATATCTTTTTGCAAATTCACCTGTAAGTACATTAACAACATTTGGAATAATTGGGTAAAATTTAAGTTCTAAAGCTGAATTATTTTCTTCAGTTAAAACATCCATTAATTCTTTGTAATCATTGTCAGGCTCAACAATGTAGTCTGATTTATCAATTATACCTTTTGCTAACTTATAATTTTTTAAAAGTCTTCGGGCATTTGTGCGTAAGAATTCAATACCCTGTAGTTCTAGCCAATCAAGATTCCAAGCAGCCCAATCATCTGTTTTTTTAGAATAAGGAAGGAATTGAGTTGGTTGCGTAAGACTGGAAAAAGTAGGTCCTCCGTCAGCCTTAGCACCATTTTTTAATTGCATTGCGTTTAATACTCTCATGTAAACAAGTTTTGGCTATTTAATATTTTTAAAACCAGATCTTCTAATTTTTGGTCCCATACCAGATCTATTACGCCCTAAATTTTTAAACGCACTGGTATACTTTAATTTACTGATTTTTTCTGAATTAACCAAAGAATCACTTTCTGTTTCACGTCTTTTAGCATAACCTCTATTAGATTGCTGAATTTTAACAAATGCAACAAGTGCACCAAAAGCTACAAGTCTATCTACGTTAAGCCCAGGGTAATAAGCAAGCATCTCTTTAATTAGCATTGGATCGGGTATTCTTTCTACACCTAAAGTTTGGGTCATTACTTCTCCCTCATCATCTAAATCTTCATTAATTACTTCCCTTATGTATTCTATTGCATATGATATAAGATGGCTTTTAAATAATGTACCTGTGTTTTTCCAACCATACTCTTGATACACAGTTCTATTTGACCCAAGATCTTTTAAAAAAAGTATTTGTTGTTTTGGAACAAGATATTTTTGTTTTTTTCTTGCAATCATATGTTGAATAAATAATGATATGTTATTTTCAACAATTGTCCATGCATTATACCATTCAATTATTAATTCTAATCTTTCATGAGTTTTATTAATATCATCAAATCTACCGCACCATGCAGCTACAATTTTATCTTTTTCTATAAATTGTTCAACTCCACCACCTTGTGTTTCTCTTGTTACTTCCACTGCATTCTTATAAACAAATATGCTACATAATGAATCGGATGTAGTTGTTTTTCCTTCAGACACAGGGTCAATAGATGCATAATAAGAACCAAAATCAGGACGCTTTGAAGCAGGTCTTTCCCATACAACAATAGATCCTGTCTTATCAGTAGCTTTTTTGTCTACAGGAAATTGTGATATTGGTAGTTTATTTGTTCTTTTTGCTACAATGCCTTCTTGTTCACGTTCTAAATCTATAAGTTCATATGAGTATTCTTTTTCTTCAATTTTTTTAAGTTGTTTTGAAAGTATCCCTTGTGGAAATATAGATGCTTTTCTATATGCAAATGCTTCTGCAATATTTTTAGGTTTTTGAGATATTCTTAATTGATATTGTTCAGGAGATAAATCATTCTTCCATCTTTCTCTTTCAGCATTTATTGCTTCTAATGCTTCTTCTATTTGTGAATTACCGTATTTATCAATATAAGGTGGCATAGACCACTGTTCTGGAATAAATAGACCTGCCATACCAATTGTACCATCAGCATCCATTAAATTAGTTTCTACGGCATAAATATCATTGGCTCCTGGATTCATAATCATATCCTTTAACGGATTACATTGTTCAAGATCACCAACAGATCCAGCAGCTATAAACATTCCGGTAGTTACCATACCGGATGACATTGCTGGACGTAGATATTCATAAGTCTCCATCATTTTTGGTGCAATACCCGCTTCTTCATGGAAAAAATATGTACAAGGTCCACCTACACCCGTTGTTGCATTTTTTTCAAAAGATGCACCTTGTATCTTTGATTTCAAACCTCTTGATGTTTTTCTATTACCAACCTTTACTTCAATTTGTTGTTGCCATAATAGAACCTTTTCTGGATTACTAGGTCTATACCAAGCTGTGTGCTCATTTAAAAATGTCTTGTATTCCTCTAAAAATTTCCAAGATCCTTTATCATTAATATAGTCTTTTAATGATGCTCCAATCTTACATATAGAACCTTCTTCAAACCAATATTGATTTACAATTTTTGCCATATGGAAATAAGATGATGCAATCTGTCTTTTCTTTAATATAGCTGAATGTTGATTATTTAACTCTGCAAGAAGCTCGTATAAAGCCATATGGTATTGTGCATCACGCACTTTTGCAAAGCCGTATTTTTTTTCCTCTTTATCAAAGATGGGTAAGAAATTTAACCACATGTAGTAATCTCTAGTCAAATACCATTCTTTACCTTTATTTTTATATATAACACCATTCCTGCATTTATTCTTTTGATCATTCCAATAAGCTATATAATCTTTTGATCTAAAAGGTGAATTGCAATAATAACCATCTTTATTAAATTTAGATGCTTGATCATTAAATCTCCAAGCTGTATGATCAAAATCATACTCACCTGGTTCTTTAAAAATGCTTTCTAAATATTCTCTAAATTCTAAATCTGTATCAAATGTAGTTTCAGACCATTTGCTATTCTCATATGTAGGTATAACTCTACTCATACCTTATAATAGCAAAGACATCACCAGCTTGAAGAAGTAAATGTTCTTCACCTTCATGTTCCATTGGTGTGGGCATTGCGTGTTCTGCATATTGTACTACATCACCTATGCTTATTTCTTCAACTTCTGCACCAACTCCAACAACAGTTCCTTTGAACTCTTTTTTCTGTGCAATTTCCGGAATAATAATACCACTTGCTGTTTTACTTTCAGCCCTATGTCTTTTAATTAATAATCTTTTTCCTACTGGTATGATGATTTGTTTCATAATTTATTGTTGTTTTTTTAATATATTCTATTTTATCTTGGCTATTATACCACTCATCAATGTGTTTATCAAAATGCCATCTGTAATCATATCCATTACAAAATGTTTCATTGCAACGGCTACATTGAATAATTGGTTTGCACATTACATTTGATCATATGCAAGTCCTGCACCACCACGCACAGAACTTTCTTGTTCTTGTTTCATATCACTAAATGCACCTTTGTATGATTGCCTTATTGATTCAAATTTAGCAGCAGCATTTACCATTGAATTTATATTGCCGTCTCTTCCATGTTCTATTGCTGTAACTTCCATATATTTAGCTAATCTATCTAACATAGATTTTATACCTACGTATGCTCTATAAGTTGGCGTCTCATAAAGTTTTTTACACATATCTAATGCATATCTAATAGTACCATCTTCAACAGATTCTTCTAAACCTATTTCTTCAATTATAATATCTTCTTTTTCATTTTCAGGTAAGTTGAAAAATGGATTTAAATCTGGATTAGGGCAACTCATATAAAATACATATTTATAGACATCTAAATGTGTATCCGGATACTCATCCATTACTTTCTTTAAAAAAGGTAAAGCATAACAATGCTCTGTTAAAATTAAATTATTGTTCTGTATATCAAATAATTTTACTATCATAATGCATTAGGATTAAAATGATTTTCCATTTCTTTTTTAAATTCTTTATAGCTCATCTCTAAGTATAACGGTACACTCTGGCCAAAAACAACTACTTCAACATGAGTATCCATAAATTTTTCAGTCCCCGGATGATAATATTCTCTAAAATAAATTACTTTACTTAGATCAATCATTACTTTTGTTTTTTCAAATCTAAAGTCTGTTGGTACTTTTGAGTGTTTTGATTGTACTGCTATTGTTGTTATAAACTCTTTCATAGTTATTTTTTATCTTTTAACCACATCATCATGGATATTACTTCATCTTTCAAATATGGTAATTCATAAATTTTAATTTCTTCAATTACTGGTTCTCCATTAACATGTTCATTTATTGGATATCCGTTTTTATCTTCCCCAACTTTTTTAAATTTTACATGCTGAATTACTAATTTACCTATTTTAAGTTTAGGATTGTGCTTTTTAATAATATACGCATAAATACTGAGTTGTAAATTATAATGGTTTAAATTACAATCATCCAAATGACTAATTGGTTTATACATTTTTTTTGTAATGCCTTCCCAATTAGTAAAACCTTTATCTTTGATTTCTTTATTTGTTTTGTAATCAGTTATATTAATATACCCATTTACAACCTCAACTAAATCAGCCTGACCACATATACCTAAAGATTTTAAATAAACTAAATGCTCAGGATATATTCCTTCTTTAATTTTTTGATCTGGTGCAATTTTTACACCGGTTTCTTCATTGTTAAGTGGTCTAATAATGGGTAATTCAACACCTTGCCTTGATAATGTATCTAAATCACATATATCAGCTTCACGTTGATTATGATAAAAGTTACCAAGCTTTATTGCCCTTTCAGTTTCACTATCCCATGCAGCAAGTATTTCTTTTGGAGTCATACCATACCACTTAGATCTTTTGTTTTTTGAAGACTTTTTAGCTTG